AATAGCATTCCATAATAAGGAACGTTCAATACCAATGATTTTGGACTAGTTGAACCACTTTGTTTCAATGTTCCAATGACAGTTCTATATGCATTATCAAAAGTAAATGTTGAACCTGTATAAGAAGCTGTTCCATACGTCGCCATAGTAAATTGTGAATTGATACCTGCCCATACTACGTTGACTACACCAAACATATTACCTTCAAGGAATGTATTGATTAGACGTGGCATTGTAATAGTTGACACTTCATAATCGGTAAAAGCCGAAACGGAGTGCAATACGTCACTTAATGAAATCTGCACTTGTGAACCAGTTGCGTCCTGTGCAGTATATCCAGCCGTTCTTGTATAAAGAGAAGCTGATACTGCGGTTGGATAACGTGTATTGATTGCTCCATAAGCAGCAGCGGTTTCTCTACTGAAATCCGTATGAAATGCCAATAAAGGTGGCACTATCCTCTGAAGTACTGGTAGCGATTCTTCAGCAATCGCGGTCAATGTTAGACCATTTAAGAGGTTACTCATAAAATTATTTTATTTCTATCCTTATATTGTTATTGTTTAACACTTTCAGGCTTGGATAGAATAGCCTTGTGTTTGTTGTAATATTCAGTTCGTTGGTTGCCAGCGGGCATCTTTTTAAATTCTGCTTTGATTTCGGCTGGTGACAATTCACTGGAAATTGTTCGTTTAACCGTATTCACGGCTACACCCATTGAAGCAACCAAATCTGCGGCTTGTTTGCCTGTGGATTGTGTAGCTTCTTGGATTTGTTTTTCTGATTGACTTAAAGATTTAAGATGTTCAGCTTTTAATTGTTCAATTATAGTTGAATGTTCAGCCTTCAATGTATCAATGGCTTTTATATTGTCGGCTTTAATACCTTCAATCTGCTTGGTCAAAGTTTCTTTTTCAGACACAAACGTTTGCACGTCTGCTTTAGCTTGTTCCATTATTTCTTTATTGGCTTTGTTCTTAATCTCTAATTGATTTGCCAATTCCGTATTGGTATTGGTTAAATCAGTTACTTGTTTATTTAATTGAATTACATTCAAGTTCATATTTTATACATATAGGGTTGTCTGCGTTAAATTATATTTTTCTTATTCGGTATAAGAAGTTACTGCTTCTATGAAATCGTCATAGGTTGGAATTATACCGTCTGCAAAATTCTTTTTTACTGCTGTTTCACCGTCGAATATTTCTCCAGTACAATCTTCCATCTTAATTCCCCTTTTCATAACATCAAAAATAAAATCACTTTCAATAGCATTTATTTGTGATTGAAGCATTGTCTTTTCGTCATCTGTCATTTTCTTAAATGAAGCACCAGTAAGTTTATATTTTCCAAAAGAACCTGTTATAGCATTTACCACTGTTCCTTCTGTTTCCAATTGTTTTGAGTTATCAAGATAAATGGAATATACATTTACAGAACCTATTCTTGCACTACCTGCAACAAAAAATTTAGAACATTGTGAAGCTAACCACATTCCCGCTGAAGTGCAGAGCATATCGGCATAACCTATAACTTCTTTTTCTTTTGCTAATTCAGCTATTAAATCGGCAGTTTCAGGAGTTCCTACAACAATTCCACCGGGTGTATTGAAATACATACCCACTCTTTTAATCTCTGCATCGGTTTTAGCATCTGCTATTTGCTTATTGATAGTATCCAAATCAATACCACCAAACATAATTTCCAATTCTGAAAGATGTTTGCCAATTGTTCCATCCACTGATATTATTGGTATTCCATTTATTTTATTATCTTCTAATCCTTCTATTTCACTTTCACTATCGGGGTCAGCATTATATTCCAAATCTGAAAATATATTACCATTTACAACTGCTTTAAGATAATTCTGATATTGATTAAAATAAATATCATAATAGGCAACTGGTATTGACCAAGGCGTATTATAAAGAGATTGCTCTATTCTCACCAAAGATGATTTAGGATGCTTCTTTTTATTTCTATTATCCCAAAATGATTGACATACCGCATATCTTTCTTTTTGGTCTGAATGTTTTTTATTCATCTCTTTATCGCCCATACATCTTTGCATATACGGGTCGTGTTTCTCGTTAAATTTTGGGTACGGCATAAAATTATTCCTTTGTCTTTTCTTCTTCAGTTGAACTACCACCAATATCTATTAGCTCACTTTCTTTTTGTGCAGCAGGACTTTCATTTGGTGTTCTTTGTGATAATAGAGAAAGAGCTTTATCAAATGATAATTTAGGGAATTTTTTGGTTATATTCAATGCTCTCTGAATTAAATCTTCCGTTTCCTCTTGCGTCTGGTCCCTGACATCTTTCCACCATTCACCGCGTTTTGCTACCACTTCGGATAATGTCATTGAACCTATTTTGACATTTTCCCTGTCTGCCGCTTCTTCTTGTGCGCCATCAATCGTCAATAATTTTGGTCTTGTAAATGACCAGTTCCACCATTCATCCTTGTCTGCATAGTTTGGTGGAATAATTTTGTTCTGCATTGCAGTTGAAACAGCAAATTGAACCATCAATCTTGCTCGTTTCATTACTGATAATTGACGTTTGCGAATTGTATTCCTTGCTTGATTTATGATACTTCTATTACCACTTGAATTAGTTTGCGGATTTAACAATTCATAATACCATCCAACTGCTCCAATAGCTCTGCGTCTTACTCTTTCAATAAAACCTTCTGTATTTGGTGAAGGTCGTTCATCATAAAAAGGCTCAATATCTTCACCTTCGGTCACGTCCAAATAAATATTTCCTGCATCATAGGCATTTTCCAAATTGAAAGTATATTGTTTTGGCACTCCCATTTCTTCAATCAATGGGTCCTCTTGTGCGCCTATGATTGGAGCACCGGGGTCTGGTATTCCGCCAACTCTTTTATGCTTGATACCAAAAGTCGAAGCTAATTTAACTCCACGTTTAATTGCTTCATCAATATCATTCATATCCAGCCAATCAGTTACCGTTCTAGCTACTCTACTGATTCCCCTGTATTGGCCGGACCATTCTGTTTCATATAACAATTGAAATTTACCAGCAGGTAATATTACATCATCCTTTTCTAAATCTGCTTTAATATTATAAGCTATTCTTTCATTATTTTCATCAAGGATGACACCATCAATGACTGTAAGACCATCATATTCCCCACCGTGAATAATATTGTCATTATAACGGGAACCTATTCTATGAGAAGCAATCAGTTGAACCAATGGCCAACCTGTTTTAGTTATATTAAATACACAGCCACTATCCCCATCCAAATCTATTGATTTGCCAGTAGCATAAAGTGTGTCGTGAAAGCCCATATTGGCTCCGTCAAGATTACAATTTTGATACCATCTTGTCTTTAACCAATTCTCCACATAAGTTCCCCAATCTTTATTTTGACCATTATATTTTGGCAACCAGCCTTCACTGAATGCCCAACTATTTTTTGCTTCAATAGCATTACCAAGTTCGGGCATTGAACCGTATAAACTTCTTGCGAATTGTATTTGACTTATACGAACACCGGGAGTTTGAGATTTCTTTAAATCCTGTGTTACATAAGTTATCGGGCGATACTTGAATGGAAATAATCTTGGATTAGAATACAAAAAAGAAGCACGAACACCGTCACCAGTTGGAACGGTAATTCTTTTGTCAATTGTTTTTGCTATAGGTGAAATCAATTTGCGCTTTGATTTGACAATTTTATTTCTTTTCTTAATCATAGGACTTTAATACCATGTGTAGAAGTTTGGGCGAGTGCGTGTTACAACAGGTCCATATTCTTCCGAATAATATGTTTGGAGATACAACCAAGTTTGTCCCAAAAGAAATTTAAGTGGAATACCAAAAGCTTTTTTAATGGTTGTATTTTCACAAGCATATTCTTGCATATACAAACCACCATTTTTAGCAACTTCAAGAGCTGCTATTCTTATTTTTAGAATATCCTCTTTTGTATCTGGGGGTAGGTGAAATAGCATAGTTAAAATCTTTTATTTATAATACATAGTTATAAGTATATTAAAAATTCGTTTTAATTGTTGATGGAGTTGGAGCAATAGGTTTCTTTTCAATATCACCAACTCTACCCAAAATACCCCGTGCTAAACCTGCTACAACAAGTTGACATTCCACGTCCCAATAATGATTTGGTTTCTTATCTGGATTATCCCAGCGCCAATTTACTTTACCAGTTGTTTTATTCGTTTCTTTTATCAATACTTCAGCGTTCATTTGTCGTTCATATTCATCATCTATTTTATTTGATACCCATTTGATGCTACTTTTTCCACTTCTTAAATGGCTCAAAATATTTTTTACAGTGTAGTTACTCCACAAAATCAATGGACACATCTTACCTTTGGACTTTGGATTAGTAATTGGCTTATATGCAATTGATGAATAGGGGCGGGATATATGGTCTGAATGATTGTTATAGGTAATAGCTTTGTCGCCTTTAAGAGCAAACCAGCAGAAATAAGTTTTCTTTCCCCTGTTAAATCCTTCATGTCCATACTGCACACATTTTTCATAAACTTCTTCTGTTAAATTACCGTCACCACTATCTATAACCACATTCTGGTCTTTGACCTGTAATCTTGTTTGGACATTTCTTAATTCATCCCAGCTAACCGCAGTTCCTAACTCAATCAATCGGCTATCACCATTCTTTGCCATTGCTCTTACTATCCATCTAAACATCGGGTCAGTTCTTTGCACATCAGCAGAAAGAAATCTTGTTTCTTCACTATCCCAAACTTTATTTGGGTCGTAATCCTCTATCATCGTATAGATAAGATTATCTCTGCTTCTGATTGGTCTTGGTATTCCCAATTCTTTTTTGTAGAAATTATTTAATGCGGTATCATCCAAACTATCCGCTTCATCTTTTGCATTCAAGTAACGCAATACCGCACTCTCAAAGGTTACATTGAACATTGCCCAAGACGGCCAATGATAAGAATGGACTAATTCATTTCCATTTTTCTTTGTGCAAATATATATTCCATTATTTCTTAAATATTCTCTATTTTCATCAGTATCAAACAACTTGTTTTTACAATGGTGACATTCTAAATGAGCCGTTTTAGCACACTCTGAATTGCTTCTAACTCCATTTGGATAAGTTGTTTCATTTTTTAACCAGTTCATCCCTGAATAAGAACCATCCTCCCGCTTCATTTGCCAAGTGTGAATGTTCTCTTTACCACATTTACACTTGTAGCCCCATTCAAATACTATACCGCGCTTGTAATATTTGTCCCATTCATCATCTATTTGACCGCCTTGACTCATTCTTAATATCTTGGAATGATGAATATGTCCTCTTATACGGTCACTGGCTTCTTCAATGAAGCCATTTTTGTACAAATAACAATCATCCATTACTACATAGCGCATATCAGAAGATTGTAATAAACTTTCTTTAGCACTTGTAAGAGTTACGGACATGTGCGGAAAAATAATTTCGTCTTTTCTTATCTTATCTGTATTTTTTGGAAGATGAACCGCAACAGGTGGGCAATCTAACAAAACAGGTAAGGTTTTTGTTTCACTAATCAATTCAGCAGCTTGTTCAACTTGCATTAACCATAACATTGAACCGGGAGCATTACATACAATCCAAGGCAACCATATTTGAGCAAGTAACGTCTTGGCAGTTTTGACCGCAGCCATTATATTGATTTCCTTTATCTTACTATTTTTTAAGT